AAGCGATATCGCCAGCCGACACCGCTGGTGGGCGAGTCGCCGATCGTTGCCGCCTATGCCGACATCGGCGCCGGCGCAGCTATCGTCAATCAGCAAGGGTCGTTCTACACGAACGAAGCGCGGCCGAGCGCCGTGCTCTCGACCGATCTCATCCTCGATAAGGATCAGGTTCAGGCGTTGCGCGACCGCTGGAACGAGCAGGCGAAGGGCCTCAAGCAAGGCGGCACGCCGATCCTCACCGCCGGCCTCAAGGTGCAGCCGTGGGCCGTCGGCGGGCGCGACGCGGCGACCGCGGACGTTCTCAAGCTGACCAACGAGCACATCGCGCTCGCCTTCCGCATTCCGCTGCAAATCTTCGGGCTCGGCACCAGCGGGTTTTCGTCCACCGAATTGCTGATGCAGAGCTGGATCGCGAGCGGGCTCGGCTTCGCGCTCAACCACATCGAGGAAGCCATCGGCGCGATGTTCCAGCTCAAAGGCCAGCCGGACGAGTATGTGGAATTCGACACCGGCGCGTTGCTGCGCTCGGCGCAGAAAGACCGGATCGACTCGCTGGCGCGCGGCGTGCAAGGCGGCATCTACGCGCCCAACGAGGCGCGCGAGATGGAGGGCCTCGAGGCCGTGCCATTCGGCGATGAGCCGCGCGTGCAACAGCAAGTCGTGCCCTTGAGTCAGGTCGGCAAGATCCCGGCCGCGCCTGCGCCTGGCGCGCCGCCGCCGGCGCCCACCGACCAGCCGAAACCGGCCGACCAGCCGAAGCCGCCGCAGAAGGCCAGCCGCGATGACATACATCGAGAAGTCGGAAACATCTTTGCCAACGCCGATCGGATCGGACGCCGCCGAATGTCTGCTTGAGGCGTGGCGCGAAGTCCTGGCCGAGGTGCTCGACAACGCCCGGTGCCAGTGGCAGCGCGAGCACGCCCTCGCCCAGGCGCAGACCGCGGCCACGCTGGCCGAGCTCCGCGCCGAGGTCGCGATCGCCCGCACCGATATGCGCGAGATGGCGGCCGCGCGCCTGGCCGAGCTCCGCAGCGGGGCCGATGGGGCGCCCGGCCCGACCGGCGAGCCCGGTGCGCCCGGTGCGCCCGGCAAGGAAGGGCCGCCAGGCGCGTGCGGGGCGCCCGGTGAGCGCGGTTTGCCCGGCCCGCTAGGTGACATAGGCCCTCCCGGCGAACGCGGCCCAGCGGGCGACCGTGGCGCGCCAGGAGGCCAAGGCGAGCGGGGCGAGCCCGGCCCGGCCGGCCCGACCGGCGAGCGCGGCGAGAAGGGCGCACCGGGGGCGTTGCGCGCGGTCAAGATTTTTGCCGCCGGCGCAGTCCATTACGAGGGCGAGCTCGTCGCCGCCGCCGGCAGCACTTGGCAGGCGCGCCGGGATACCGCGGCCGCGCCGCCGCATGAGGATTGGGCGCTCGTTGCCGCGGCCGGGCGCGACGCGCCGGTCCCGGTCGTCCGCGGCACCTGGCGCGAGGGCGAGAGCTACCGCGCCCTCGAGGTCGTTGCATTGAACGGCTGCGGCTTCATCGCCCGCGCCGACAATCCGGGGCCGTGCCCTGGCGACGGCTGGCAATTGATCGCGTCGGCCGGGCGGCCCGGCAAGCAGGGACTCCCCGGCGGCAAGGGCGAGCGCGGCGAGCGCGGCATGCCAGGCATGGCGGCGCCGGCGCCGGCGATCGTGGCCTGGCGCATCGATCGCAAGACCTACACGGCAACGCCGCTCATGGACGACGGCAACGCCGGCGCGCCGCTCGAGCTGCGCGAGCTGTTCGCTCAATTCCACGGTGAGGCCGGCTGATGGCTGACATCATCACCAAAATCCTAACGCCCGCCGATACCTACGATCTGCTCACGCTCGACGCGATCAAGCTCGCAATGGGCATCCCGCCAACGGACACGAGCCAGGACGCGCAGCTCGCCGAGGACATCACGCGCTATTCCGATGTCATCTCGTCGCTTTGCAATCGCGTCTTTGCCCGCGAGGAGGTGCGCGAGACGTGGCGCTGCCTGGGCTCACGCCGCATGTTCTTGAGTCATTGGCCGGCGGCCGAGGCGGACATCGCGTCGGTCGAGTCGCCGCGCGGCTCGACGCTCGATCCGAGCGTCTACGAATTCGAGGAGCAATCCGGCAAGCTCGAGCTGTTCGAAACGCGCAGCGAACCGATCGTTGTCACATATACCGGCGGCTACAATCTGCCCGAAGATGCGCCGCCGGCATTGCGCCAGGTTTGCGAGATCATGCTGCTCGAGGGTCGCGCGTTGCGGCGCTCGTTCGGCTCGAGCGGCATCCGGTCAATTTCACATCGTGAAAGCCGTGTGATGTTCTTCGATCCGCTCGTTTCGGGCGCGCGAGCGGCCCAGCAATTCGGCTATTCGATCAATTCGATCAATTCGCTTTTGTCCGCCTACATCCGCTTTGAGGTTTGACGATGACGATCGGCGGCGGCGTCAACTTCTCGACCATGGTTTTGAGTCCGGCGTTCGATGTGTTCGCACGGCCGGTCACGTTCTATCCGTATGTCTCGCAGCCGGCGGGCGCGTCCTTTCTCGGCCGCGGCTACTACTGGAGCGGGCCGGTCGATATCCAAACCGAGGACGGTGCGATCTATTCCGATCAGAAAACCGCGCTCGATATCCGGGACGTAGAATTCGCCGAGCTGCCGCAGCAAGGCGATCGCCTCGTTATCCCCGAAGCCGACGCCGGCCCGGCGCTCGGCGAATTCGAGGTCGTCGATATCGACAGCTACGATGGCGGCATGACCGTGCTCACGCTGCGCAAATGGTTGCCGCCGGCGCCATGAGCATCTCGGACACGCAGAGTTATTCCGCGATCATCCGGGATGCGCTCTATGCCAAGGCGGTGACGCTGCCGTTCTTTGCCGGCTTCACGTCGCGCCGCTGCCGGCAGCTCCAAATCCAGCCGCAGTTCATCCCGTATCTCGGCGTCTACATCGTCGAGGAAGCGATGGCGCCAGACGGCGAATATCAGACCAGCATGATCCGGTTTATCCATTCGCTGTGCATTGGTTTCTCGGTCATCATCAACAACAACGATCAGGTCGAAGGCGAGCTCAAAATCGACGAAGCCTTCTGGGCGTTGATGAATGGCATCTGGCGCGATCCCAAGCTGACGAATTTCTGGTTTTCCAGCTTGCCCGACAACGTCACGTTTCGCGGCGTCGAAAAAGGTACGCGCCGGCACAACTTCGGAACATCCGGGACCAACGAGACGCCGTTCGCAGAGTTGCAATATGACGCCTGGGTCGTCTACGGCGCCGAATACGGGCCGATCATTACCGACGATCTGTTGCGCATGCATGTCGAGATCGTCCCGGTTGAGGGCGACGAGGCGGTGCCGCCGGCCGACGCGGTCCAACGCATCATCCGCGAATATGAGTTCACGCCTGCACAAGGAGGAAAGACCAATGGTTGAGGTAAAGCTAACCGAGCGTCAAAAGCTGGTCGCCGAGCGCCAGGCGCAACTCAAGAGCCGGCTTCCGAAGCCCGAGGTCGTGCGCGTCGAGCCGTCAACCGACGTGCTGCGCAAGGCGGTGCGCCATCCCCGCGGCATCGGCTTCCCGCCGAGCGGCGCGGTCGAGTGGCCGCTTGACCGCTTCACCAAACGGCGGATCGCGGACGGCACCGTAAAGGTCGTTGGCGGCGAGAAGGGCGAAGCGCCCAAGCCTGCGCAGGCTGCGCCCGGCGGCCCGCCGCCGCCGAAGCCGACCGCCTAATCCAACAATCAATCATTAGGAGAAAGTGCGATGCCCATCAGCTTCAATCAAATTCCTTCAAATATCAAGGTTCCCCTGTACTGGGTGGAGGTAGATCCGTCGAAAGCCGGATTGCCGCAGCTCGGGCTGCGGGCGTTGCTCGTCGGCACCGCGACCGCCGGCGGGGACGCGCCGCACGACATTCCGATCGCGGTCGGATCGCAGGCGCAAGCCGACGCGCATTTCGGCCAGGGCTCCGAGCTCTCGCGGATGTTCAAGGCTTACTACGCGAGCAACCTGGCCAACGAGGTGTGGGGCCTGCCGGTCGCCGAGCCCAGCGGCGGCACCGCGGCCACCGGCAAGATCATCGTCACCGCGGCGCCGACCGAAGCCGGCACGATCCATCTCTACATCGCCGGCGATCACATCCCGGTCAATGTCGGCGCCACCGACACCGTCAACTCGATCCACACCGCCATCTCGTTTGCAATCAACGAGAACTTTGATCTGCCGGTGCATTCGGTCGGCGGCCCGACCGACGTGACATTGACCGCCGAGTTCAAGGGCGTTCACGGCAACGAGATCACGGTCGCGCTGAACTACTACGGCAGCATCGGCGGCGAGCGCCTGCCGCCCGGTCTGATCATGACGCTGCCGGCCGGCGGTGTGCTCGCTGGCGGCGTCGGCGTGCCGGTGTTCGATGCTGCGATCTCGAACATGGGCGAGCAGGAATTCGAATACGTCGCCATGCCCTACACCGACTCGACCTCGCTGTTCGCGTGGGATCAGGAATACGGCTTCACCGATGGCGGTCGATGGGGTTGGATGCGCGAGCATTTCGGCCACGTCTTCTCGGCCAAGCGCGGGCTCTATACCGACCTCATCACGTTCGGTAACACGCAGAATTCCGGCGTGATCTCCGTGCTCGGCTTCGAGGTGGCGAGCCCGTCGCCGTCGTTCGAATGGGCCGCGGCCTATTGCGGCAAGGCGCAGCGCGCCCTCATCGACGACCCGGCGCGCCCGCTGCAAACGCTCTCGCTCAATCAGATCAAATGCGCGCCCTTGCACAGCCGTTTTGATTTCGAGGAACTCAACTCGCTGGCCGAAAACGGCATCGCGATCCAAAAGGCCGGCACCGACAACCAGCCGATGATCGCGCGAGAGCAGACGCTCTATCAGCTCAACCTCTATGGCCAGAGCGACGACGCCTATGAGCTCGTGACCACGCTCGCGACACTGGCCAAGCTGTTGCGCAATCAGAAAGCCGCGGTGACCTCGCAATTCCCGCGCTGCAAGCTCGCCGACGATGGAACGCGCTTCGGGCCGGGCCAGGCGATCGTCACGCCCGGCATCGTTCGGGCGGCATTGATCGCGCAGTACCGGATGGACGAGTTCAACGGGCTGGTCGAGAACGTGACTCAGTTCAAGAACAACCTTCTGGTGGAACGCAACGTCAACGATCCCAACAGGCTCGATGTCCTTTATCCGCCGGACCTCATCAATCAACTGCGCATCTTCGCGGTGCTGGCGCAGTTCCGCCTGCAATACGACCGCGGCATCGACACCACCACGCTTCCGCCGATCGGCGTTACCGGCACGCTGCCGGCGGCGGCCTAACTTTCGTTCCTCGCATCATCAACCCGTAAGCAAAGGAGAAACCTATGGCCCAACTCTTTGCGGGCACGGCCTTCCTCTGGGCCGACAACCGACAACTGGCGTTGCGCGGCAACTTCACCGTCTCGCCGAGCAACGTCGAGCGCACCATGATCGCAGGCCAGGACCGCGTCCACGGCTATCAGGAGCTGCCGCGCGTTCCCTACATCGAGGGCGACATCTCGACCACGCCCGACTTGTTGATGGAAACACTCGAGGCGGAAACTGACGTGACTGTCATCGCGCAGCTCGCCAACCGCAAGCAGTACACGCTCATCCAAGCGTCGTGCAAAGCCGGGTTCGATATCAATACCCGCGACGGCCAGGCGCGCGTCCGCTGGGAAGGCGTGCAATGCGACGAGAGCTCGTGGTGAGCGCATGAACATACCCGTCCGCGAAGGGTTCGTCGCCGAGCAGCCGGTGGCGCCGGAAGCCGCGCCGGCCGCGGCGCCGGCGCGCGTCGAGACCTGGCCGATTAAGGTCAAGCTACTCCATCATCCGATCCGCAATCATAAGAACGAGGAAGTCCACGAGATTTCGTTCCGCGAGCCGACCGCCGCCGACATCATCCGCAACGGCAACCCGTGCCGCATCGATGCCGATTGGGAAATCATCATCGACGACCGAAAAATGGCGGCGATGGTGGCGACGCTCGGCGGCATCCTCACGCCCGAGGTCGAGCGGCTCGATCCGCGCGACTTCGCTTCGTGCGCCTTTAGGCTGCGGGGTTTTTTTCTGCCGGAGCCGGCGGCCTGGTAGGCACCGACGCCGGCGACAACTTCGTGCTCGACTGCTACTGGCTCGCTCGTTGGTATCACCAATGCCCCGACGTTTTTCTGTCCATGCCGATCTCGCATGTGCAGACGCATCTCAAATACACGCACCGCATCGGCGAGCTCAGGCGCCAGGCAAACGCCGACCGCGAGGATCGTTGAACAATGGCTGAAACAGAAGAACTACAAATCAAAGTAACGCTAGTCGAAGGTAACACCGTCGAGAAATTGCGCGAGATGCGCAAGGAGATCGAGGCGCTCGGCGGCGGCGGTACGGCGGCACAGCTCGAGCGGTTCAGCCGCCAGGCGCGCGACGCGCGCGAGAAAGGACTCAAGCCGTTCTCGGAAGACCTCGAGGTCGCAGCCAAGCGCATGGTCCCGTTCATTGGCGGGATCGGCGGCATCGCCACCGGCTTGATCGCGGTCGGCTATGCAGCGGACAAGGCGCTCGATGGACTCAATGACTTCGCGAAGGTGCAGGAACGCATCGGAGTCCTGAGCAAGCAGACCGGGTTCGATCCGGCGTTCGTGAAAATGTTTCAGGAGCAATTCAAGATCGCCGGGGTCGAGGACGCGACGCGCGACCTTCAAGGTCTGGCGCACACTATGGCCGACATCACGCGCGCCAATAGCGAATTCCGGCGCAAGATGATGGCAGGAGCCGGGCTCGAGGGCGCCGGCGCGATGCAGGAATTTCTCACGCAACTGACCGAGATCAAAGACCCGACGAAGTTCGCCAACAAATTGCGGGAGGGCCTCGAGAACATCAGGCGAAACGCTATCGCAAAATGGGGCGAGGTCGGCGGCACCGAAAGGTTCCGCAAGTTTGAAACCGAGCTGGGAATGCCAGACCTCGACCGATTGAAAAAGGATTTGCCCGCGGTATCCGCGGAGGAAAAGAAAATTCAGGCCGACCGCCAGAAGGCAGCAGATGACTACAACCAGGTTTCGCGCGAGATCGATGAGCATTGGGAGCACATCAAAGCCGCCTGGTGGGATCAGGCGATCACAAGCAGTCCGCTCATGTCGTCGATGCGCTGGATCGACGAGATGCTCAAACAGTGGGAGGACAAGGCCACGAAGGCAGAAGCGGCCAGCAAAGAGCATCCCGCGACGTGGCAGGAGCGGATCAATCCGTTCAGCGAAAAGGGCGCCGATTATTGGCGGGCGCAAAAGAAAGCGGCCGGCGTCGATGAACCCGACAACCCGATCAAGTCGTGGCTCAAGGAGCATGGGTTTTTCGAGAGCCAGGGTACGAGCCGCTTTCCGCAATTGGATACGCCGGCACCAGCCACGTCCACGCAAAGACGCCCAGGCGGACGGATGAAGCTCGGCGGCGGCGCGGTGCCGTTGATGGGCGGCCTGGCGCCCGACGAGTGGCCCGAGTCCACCAACATAGAGGACCGCCGCGGCGAGGCGCCGTTCATGGGCGATGACGGGCTCAAGGTGCAGCGCGAGCTCATGGAGCAGACCAAGCGGCTTGCCGACGACTTCGAGCAGGCGTTCGGAGTTGGCACCGGCGGGCTCGGCGGCGGCGCTCAAGGGCTGTTCAGCGGCGGCACTGGCGGCGGCGGTGGGCTCGCCGCCCAGGCGGGCCTCAACGACATCGGCGGCGGTGGTGGTCGCCACGGCGGCGGTGGCGGCGGCGGCGGCGGCGGCGGCGGCGGTGATGGCGGTGCGACGGGGCCAGATGATGGCGGCGGTTCAAGCGGAACTCTTGCCGAGCAACGCGCACAGTTTCAGAAGGAATTAGATGCTGATCCAAAACTAAAAGCCTTTGCCATCGACGCGATGCAACACGAAGGCGGCATCCAATCAAACATGGAACAATTGATGAATATGGCGGCCATGCGCCATCAGACGATAAGGAAGGCGCTTTTCTCTGGGCAGTATGGTCCGGTGCAGCATGGCTTGATCAGTGGAAACATCTCCGCAAAAACCGCAGCCGCGGGAGAAGCGGCACTTCAAAAAGTTTATGCCGGATCAAACATCACTGATTATTCGACCGACCAAGGTATGGCGGGCGATCCTAACTTCGCCAAGTATATGGCGGACCCCAAATATTGGGGGATGCACAAAGTTGAGAACGCTTGGTTTTCGGCTCACGGCGAGGAAGGCCGCAAATGGGCGGCAGAACAGCGCGC